CCGGTCTTCTCGCTCCACCTTTCGTGCGTGATGGGCGGGAAGATTTCTTGCAGTTCCGCTTCGATCTCCACCATCTCGCCACGCATCTCGACAGCCAACGCTTGTGCCGCTTCGACGTCGAGGCGAAAGCCATGTTGTTCTTGCAGATGAATGACCCACGCGAAGTCATGCTCCAATTGAATCGCAGAACCGAGGGTGTAATCAATCAGCGTCTGAAGGTGCTGATAGACCTTGGTCGTTACGGCGACGTCTTGATTGCAGTACGCCCCCATCTCTGGCGTGAAGCGAGACCAATCTTCGTGGTCTCCCTTTTCGAATCCCAACTGTTCACCCCATGCCGCAAGGCCGTGACGTCTGCCGGTCGGCTGGACTAGACGTGAGACAATGAGACTGTCCCAGATCAAGTGGCGATCCATCACGTCATCACCGTAGATCATCGCGAGTGCTGGGTAATCAAACCCAACGCCGTTGTGGAATACGACACGGTCGGCGGTGCGTAGTCGGGCGAGGCCGTGCGAGATCGGTGGGTAGTCAGGGTGATCGGCGTAGCACGTCACCGTGCCATCAAGTGTGCCAATCGAAATGCAGTGAACTTTGGTCATCTGATGGAGTAGACCATCAGTTTCAATGTCGGCTATCAGAATATCCGGTAGATTCATTTTGTTTACATATCCTCAATGTCATCAAAGTTGTCTGGATTTGCTTCATACAGAGTTGCTGTATCGTGGTCGTACACAAGGTGGCCCATTGGACCCGTGATGCCCACGTATCGATTTTTTAAACACGCGACCTTCAGTATGTCTTCACCACCACTGGCGTCCCGTGACACAGCGACCACGGTGTCTGCGAGTTGGGCCACCGATTGTGATCCCCGTAGAGACGAAAGTGTTGGTTCGGCTCCGTCTTCGAACCCCTTGTCACCACCTGATCTGCGTAGGTGGCTAATGAGTATGATCGAACAGCCATACTGTTCGGAAAACTGACGCAACTTCGACATAGTGTAGTCGATCTGTTGTCTCTCGGACCCCGTGTTGCTGACCATAAAGTCTGCGCCACTGAGCAAGATCGACAGGTGATCTAGCACCACGAACTTTGCGCCCAATGCGACCACCATGTATCTCATTTTCGCCAACAGGTGGTCACTGTCTGCCGAGCCGAAATGATCGAACAGCGTTACCAATCCGTGTCCAAGTGACGAGTCAAATGCGTCTTTGCGCTGGGCCTCAGTCAGATCGTTGGGTAAATGCAGTGGTTTTTTTGCAGCAAGCGACATGAACCGTAGTGCTGTACGGCTGACGCTCTCTTCAAGCGCAATGTATGCGACGGGTTGCTGTTGGTTTACCGCCAGATCGTAGGCCAACTGAGCCGAGATTGTACTTTTACCAACGCCTGACCCAGCCGTGAGAACCAAGAGTTCACGGTCACGCAGACCATAAAGTATTTTATTCCAAGTCGGAAACGGATACGGCGCACCCATGTCAATGTCTTTGTTAATGTCATCCCAAAGTTCCTTTGCGTTAACGACACCGTCAGGTCGTTGGGTTTTCGCTTCGTAGACACACGAAATTAGTTCCTTCACGCGACCAGCGATCAGCATCTCACCGGCATCTTTAAGAGGCGTGGTGGCGATCTTAGCTTTCCCTGGGGTTATCAGATCGGCACACTTTTGTGCTGCTTCCGCACCCGCTTGGTCGTTGTCGAACATGAAGACCACCTCTTGGTAACCTTCGAGGAACTCAATGTTACGAGTGATCGCTTTGGGACTGCTTTGTGCACCACTTGGGATCGACACAACAGGCCAAGTTGGGTTAACTTGATGGTACGCAAGGCAGTCGATTTCGCCCTCGGTCACGACGATACGCTTGCCACCTTTGTTGGTCCACAGATGCTGACCGAATAGCTGCACCTCAGTCATGTCGCCGGTCGTGTAGAACTGCTTTTTAGCCGCTCTGATCTTTTGGCCTACAAGCTGACCGGCTTGGTCGCGATAAGGTGCGACGTGAACGGGCTTGCCGTTCTGTTCAGCAAGTTGGTAGCTGAATTTTCTGCAAGTCTCTTCGCGTATCTTGCGGTTCTTTAGTGCGCTGTAATAACCACTGGTAATCAGGTTGCTCACTGGCTGTTTCCTTGTTGGTCGTATGGTCTCTCCGAGCGAACTGTATTTCGAACAGGAGAAACAAAAAGTGTGGTCCGTGTAGACACTTAGAGCGTCCGACGAACCACACGCACTGCACGGCTGGTGGGTCTCAACCAAGGCCACGTTGCTGCGCCTCATAGACAGACGCCGAGCGGTTCAGCACGTACTCAACGAACCGCTGACCGGTCGGATCGATCTTCCGTTGTCTAATGAAAGAGTACCCGATGACTTCGAGGTCTTTGATCCTTCGAGGCAACGCACGAATGCGGTACATGCTCCGCGCTTCCATGTCGTTAATGCGATAAGTGATCCGAAAGTGACGTTTTAATGTGTCGATTTGCGACATGTTTATCCCTTTGAGTTTGCGTAGTGGATTACGATTGCAGGAGCCTCATCTGGTTCAGCGTATCGTTTGCTGATTGTCAGACAGTTCACCTGATCGTCATCCCACCAGATTCCAGAATGTGTAGTGAGACTGTCGAGTATACCTTTGGCGTAGTTATCGACGTCGCCCCGTGGATACGCACGTTTGCCAGTGCGTGGCTTTGGCACCACGGCTTCGACCACCACGTCTATAGGTCCACTCATTGGTTCTGCGACGTGGTTCTCTAAAGCCTTTTGCATTTCTAAACGAAAAGCTTGGTAGGTCTTGCCGTAGTAAGTTCCCCAACGAGAGACGCGAGGTCGTGACGCTGGGACCGGAGTGACTGCGAGATGGATTGTCAACGCAGCTGCTCCGAGGTGACGCACTGCGCTAGATGTCGAACTCGTCATCGTCATCGTCCGAGGACTGTTCGCTTGCAGCGATGTCCGCAAAATCATCATTGCCAGCGTTACGTTTGTCACACAGCATCACATTTCGAAGCTGGCCTGACACACCTTTGTTGCCGCCGGTTTCGTAAGGGTTCAATGCGAATGACGCTCGAACCAGATCGCCTGACATTGGGACCATACCATCTGGCAAAGGCTTCTTGGTGTCATCAATAAATCCTGGCTGGTACTTGGACTTACATGTAATCGTCCAGTGACCGTGGAATTCTTCCTTCTTGTTCTCATCGCCATCTTTGTGTGGCATCCGTAGAACTTTAGGTACGCTGCCGAATTCTTTTTCAGCTAGGTCGTTGGAGAACTCTGCCATTTGAGCGATGAAAGTTTCGACCGTTGGGTCACCTTTTTTGAGGCACAAGGTAACCTTGTATTTACCGTCAGAATATTGCTGACCCTCGTCAGGTGTGTTCAGCCATGCGTAAGCAGCGGTGGCGGGGGGAGATACTACGATTTTCGTGGGGCGTTTAGCCATTCTTTTGATCCTTTAGAAACAAAAAGCCCCCGCTGCGTCTTATTGCAGCGAGGGAAGTTGGGGAGAAAGCCAATCGGAGTTGGGCGAACGATTGGCAAAAGCCGCCGCTTGGTACAGCGGACACACTTTAAAGTTGACCCGCCGATTACGCGAAGAAATACGGGGCTTCTAGCACCTCTTTGGGGTCGAAAGTTCCCTGCGCTGGTGGCTCTGGTAGGTCTGCACCTTGGGAAGTACGTCTGACATAAGGGTGGAACTCATCAGCGATCCAATCGCCCTTAAAGATGTCGGCAGCGGTGGACCGGATGCTGTTTCTCATCATGTCCACGTTGGACGGATGGACTGCGAATGAATCGTGTATCGCACACACGTCCGTAACGCCCTGCACTTTGAGATCGACAATCATCCGGTGCATCAAAGCGGCATCCAGCGAGTGGATCACGTTGGGTGACGCTCCGAGTGCTTGCTTGCGGCTATTGAGACCACCGAGCGGGTTCTCGTCCCACAAAAAGTATGACCCCATGACCGTCTTGATGTCAGTCTTCGAGACGTTCCAGTACGATTGCTGGATCGTTGTACCGGCTGGTGTGCGCCACTGCATTGCAACACCTTTTTCTGCCAGTGCCGTCGCGACTTGCTGGAAGTAATCCATGATCGGACGGCTGGCGACTACGGTTTGCTCCAATGCGATCACCAGTTTGTCCCGTAGGTACGCCGCGTTCTTTAGAAGATCACCGTCAAGCTTGTCTACGAACCCGTCCGAAATCAACTGGTCCTGTATGCCTCTTGGGGTGACACCATACGAGGTGGTCATACACGCACGTTTGCATTCAGCGCGGCCCACGTTGCCGACCCAGCGGTGTGCCTCTTCTGTACGCTTGCCCATGCGGATGTCTTCAGCAATCAAGCCGTTCACCACGTCGGCGGTCTCACTGTAGATGTCAAACCGTGCGTCTTCCGACGAACAATTAGTCAGCTTTGCGCCAACCGGATCGCGCCCAAGCAGTGACATCAATTGCAGACCATTGTTCGACCCGTCTTGGTGGACCGGCAGGGTAGACAGGAAGTTCTCAGGGTTGTCACAGCCGGTGGCAGCGGTCCACTCCATGCACGTCTGGAGAAACTCAAGCGGACTGTCTGCACTTGCCCAGAACTGGAAGCCGTCAAAGGGTTGCACTGCGCTGTCTTCGATGAGGTCGTGATGTTCAACCGCCCAGACTTGCATTTCGTCAAAGGTCACCTTGTCGTTTCCGTAGGTGTTACACAGTCGGACAGCCAACCAGTACAAACCGCGCGGCCCAAGCGCGACACCATTGGCAAACCGCATGGTCCCACGCGCCAGCCCGTCTCCTTGAGGGTTCCAATCTGGGGTCGTGTAGTAAAATCGGCCCCGTGTATCCATCTTGATCGGGTGGAACAGTTCGAGACCACGGTGGTCGTTGGACAGATGGAACTTGCGGATCGCACTCTCACGTTTGCTGACGTCACTGGCGTTCTTTTCGTGCAG